CCAGCATCAACAAGACCTACAGATGAAAGCGGCAATTCATGACCAGAACATGCAGATTCAGCAAGAGAAACATCAAATGGATATGGTGAAGATGCAACATGATATGCAAATGGCACTGGCTAATCATCAACTAGAACAAGCAAAGCATCATCAATCATTACAACAGAAAGATAATGAACATAAGCAGAAATTAGTCCATAACGAAAAAGCCAATGAAGCTAAGATAAAACAACAGAAACAAGCCGCGCAATCAAAACCTAGTAACAAACCTAGTAGCGACAAGGGTAAAAAATGATGAAAAAGTTTAAAAATATATGCTATGACGTAGGTGCTTTCATTTGCGAATTAGTAATTTTTTGGAGTAGGTGGTGATTTAGATGGCACATACTTGTTATAATTGTAAAGTAGGAACCATGAGTGAACCAGCCGACCATCACCCAGCATACCTTCAATGTGATTCTTGTCTGGCAATCGAGTTAACGTATGTGCCACAGGATTACCAAGAAGATATGCACAGATTTAAAACGGGCGAAGCTACCGATACAGACATCATTGCTGTATTCGGTGGTTATGGTTCTGGTAAATCACGTTCAACACTACAAGAATTTCTACTAAGAGCACTTGAAAATCCACGGGGAAGCGGTTTGTTCGCGGCACAGACATTAGGGCAATTAAAGAAAACTACACTCAAAACATGGTTCGAGGAAGTTTGCCCTCCTCCCCTAGTTCGCTCTTACAACAAAACAGATGGAATCATAGTTTTAGAGAATGGATTCACCATATTTGTCGTAGCAACAGACGAAGACCAAAAAATTCGTTCTTTAAATATAGGACTAGCACACATAGAGGAGATTTCTGGTATTAAGAAATCCATTTATACACAGGTTCAGTCCCGTATGCGTGACCCGTTTACTGAAAATAAAGCAATTATCGTCTGTTCCAACCCAGCGAATACATGGATTGTAGACGAATTTGTAAACAATGAAGCACGTAAAAACCCAGAACATCCACAACATGAACGGTATAACCGATTTATGCGTACATTTATCTGGAAAACAGCGCTTAACAAGTACTTACCAAAGAATTACATCGAAATGAACACTGTAGGTAAACCAGAATGGTATCGTAAGAAGTACTTTGAAGGTTCATTTGAGTATAACAGCGGTATGGTGTACCCAGAAATTGCAACTACATTTATTGACAGCTATCCTGTAACTAAAAATACAGATAACTTCGGTATACCTAAGACTTGGGAACGTGTAATTGGAATGGACTATGGATTACGGAACCCAACTGCCGTAGTTTTCGGTGCCATTAATCCTGTATCTGGTGAAGTAGTCATTTATGATTGTTATTATCAACGTGAAAAAACACTTCCATATCATGCAAAGGAAATTAAAGCAAAATTGAAACCGATTCCTACAGGTGCAATACGCTATATGGTAGCTGACCCAGCCATTAAGAACCGTATGAATGACGTAATGACGGGTAAGAACATACAAATGCACTTCATGGAGTATGGAATTTACTGGCAACTAGGAAATAATAATCTTGAATTCGGTTTAACAAAAGTAGGTTCATACATCGAAGCAAAGAAAATCAAAATCTACAAAACTTGTTTGGATTTAATTACAGAACTACTACAATATACGTATCCAGAAGTTGACATTGACAATGCAGATGAAAATCTGGACGAAAAACCAGAGAAGAAAAATGACCACGCTTGTGATGCTCTGCGTTATATGGTCGCTCGACTACCAGATGACCCAGAAATGCTAAAAGGTGGCGCTTTTTCTCCACCTACAAGCTATTCAGATATACATGTATATGATACTATTGATTATGAAGATGACAATCCAGAATTATTTGATGATTTTTTAGCATATTACTAGGGGGAATTAAAATGAATTTTGGTCAAGCATTGGAAAAAGCAAAAGCTGGAGAAAAGATTTTTCGCTCTGGATGGAATGGTAAAGGGATGTTTGTTGTATATCAAAAAGGTTATCCAGATGGAATTCCATGTAATAAACAAACAGCATTAGCGTGGGGATTAAATGAAGGTGACTTGTTTAAATGTGAACCGTATTTGCAATTAAAGATGGCAAATGGTTCTCATTCAATGTGGCAACCGAATACATTAGATATTTTGGCAGAAGATTGGGAGTATATCCGATGAAAGAGCAATACCGTATTCAATATGTGGATAATACATTTCAAGTAGTAATGTGGACATTAATTGAATTCAATAATGTATTTGAATCCATGGAAGCTGGTGATTCTGTTGTAATGGTAGATAGATGTATTTTCAGATTAAAAGATATTAGAACTATTACATTTATTCCATCTATTACACCAGAAGAAGAATCCGATAAAAAACATAAAGTAATCACAGAAGAAGGAACATATGAGAAAGAAATATTTGATTTACTTGTAGAACAAGGCTTCATTGACCCAAATGATGTTATCGCAGAAAGGAAGGGTGAATAATGAATCCAGAAGAACTAGCCGCTATGATGGCTCAAGCACAGGGTCAAGGAGAAGAACAGCAAGCACCGACTACTGTAGAAGAAGTGAATCAACCAGATGATACCATGAATGAAGAACAACAACGTAGATTTGTTCAAAAGGCTTATCATCGGTTTGAGATTGCACAAAAGGAAATGGGCGAACATCATAAACTATGGAGATTGATTGATTTATTTGACCGTAGTAGACAGTGGGATACTGTAAAAGTACCTGTATGGATTCCAAAGCCAGTTACTAACTTAATTCGATATGTCCGCACAACCAAGCGTGCAAACTTAGGTCAAAACATACCAACTGCTACTTTTATTCCATATACTCCACTTGATATCCAATTAGTAAATCAAATGCAAAAAGCATACAATCATGTGTGGGATGAACAGAAAATTCCAATGATGGTGCGTAGATGTGTAGATAGGGGTCTACTTCACGGCACATCTATAGCTTATGTTTATGCAGAAGAAAATATTCGTGGTAAATACTACGGTGAAGGAAATGAAAACAACCAGCTTTACCGATATGATGTTAAGGTTAAAAGATTAAACAATGCAAACTTCTACATTGACCCGAATGCCTACTTCCTAGATGAAGCTAGGTATGTGACCATTACTGAAAACCTATCATTCTCTGATGTTAAAAACAACCAAACATTCCGTGAATTCGCTGGTAAAAAGTTAACTCAATTAAATTTTGCTGACCTTGAACGTAAAGATAATGCTACAGGTGACATCTTTGACCGACCTACAAAGAAGTCTGACACAAGCCTTGACCCAGAAACAGGGGATGAAATGTGTACACTTCATATTCATTGGGAGAGATACAGAAATGAAGATGGTGCGTGGCAAGTTGACGTTTCTTATTTTATATATAATACAGATTTTCTCGTATATCGTATTGAAGATTTTAAACCGTCAATATATCCATTTGCAGTCTTATATGACGAAGAAGAAGATAATTCATTCTGGGGAACATCTACTGCTATGGATATGTTGGAGAATCAGAAGATTATTAATAAAACTGCACAAGCGGCTTCAATTATAGGAACCTTACATCAAAACCCACAAAAAGTTGTCCAACGTGATTCTGGTATAAATGCGGCAGAAATGTCACGCACAGGTACACTTGCTGGCAAAGTATGGACTTCAAACATACCTAATGCTGTAGAAATCATTCAACCACCAGACATTCCAAAAGGGTTGTTTGAAATTGAAGATAGAATGAAGATGGATATTAAAGACATGGCTGGTATAACAGAAGCATACACGGGTGAATCCGTTGGTAGTTTAACAACCTCAACTGGTGTAGATTCATTGATTGACCGCTCCACTATCCGTGACCGAGATAAATCATTACAAATTGACAGATTCGTAGAAGATCTATCAAACATCATCGTGCAGTTCATCCTAGTTTACTGGACAGAAGAAAGACCAATCATGACCCGTAAGAAAAACGGAGATGCTGAATTTGATGTATGGAAACCACTCCCAGCCAATGTAATTGAAAATCTTGAGTGGAGAGTATGTTCAGATGTATATGCAAAAGCACCTGTTACTCAAGCTAGTAAATCACAACAAGCTGACAATTTAATGCAACTACAAGGTCAATTCCAATTTGACCCACCAGTTATTACCCCAGAAGAATGGATTGAAATGAAGGACTTCCCTAACAAGGAAGACATCTTGGCACGTATGCAAGAAGACCGCATTAACAAACAAAACCAAGATGCTAGTGCATTGTCACAACAAATCCTACAAATCATTGGTCAAGCACAAGCAATGAAGGGACAAGGCTTGACTGATGACAATGTTAATCAACAAATACAGCCAATGATTGACCAGCTAGTTCAATCAACATTCACACAAGGGCAAAACCAAGGTTCGGCTAATCAAATGGCTGGTGCACCATCTGGAACAATTTCACCTACAGCAATGGGTAATATGAGTATTGGACGATAAAGAAAAAGCCTTACCATCTAGGTAAGGCTTTCTGTTTGCGTTTATGACCACTAAACCATTTTATCCCCATCGGAGTCCCACTATCCATCATAAGATGTATAAAGTAACCGCATCCAAAAAGTAGTGCCCATTTCCAACTGTACCAAATACCTATTGGTAATGAAAAAAGTACAAGTGCAGGAATAGTATGAGTAAACCCTCTGTGATTAAACATAATCCAAAGGGGAATAAGTCTACCCATCGGTGCCCGTTTGTGGTCGCTATCTGGAAACACAGAGCCAATAAGCCAAGGAATAGGGTTAAGGAAAACATCATCGACACCCACCTGAATTAAAATCCATACAATAAACGCGAATTGCCAATGTATTCTTCCGCTGAAAACAAACACCTTCCTTCTCCCTAGTTTCGTTCTAATTTAAGTATACCCTAAAAATTCTACAAAAAATACGTTAAAAAACATACATTTTCGGTAAATAATTGTTTACATATAGACAAGTAGTTTGATATATTAGTAATAGATAAATTCGCTACTCAAGCGCAAAAAGAGAACTTACTTCGCTACCCAAGCGCAAAAAGGGAAAGGAGACAACCGAATATGACTTTAGAATCTAAATTTCCACTAAAATTTGACCTTCAATTCTTTGCCGCTGGTGAGGACAATGATACTGAATTATCTGGTGATGAAATGCTTGCCGCCGCTATTCGTGACATTATAAATTCTGATAATCAAGATGACACTTCGGATGATATCGACAATGACGATGACATTGAGGATGAAGAAGATTCAGATGATAACCTTGATGATGCCGATGATGAAGATGAAGATGATTCAGATGAAAATGATGACCAAGAGGACAATGATGATCTTGAGGGCGAAAACGAAGACGAAGAAGATGACGAAACTGTAGATAAGAAAAAGCAGAGCAAAGAAAAGAATGCTAAGTTTGCTGAAAAACGTAGACAAGCACAGCGCCAAGCTGAATTGGATGCTGAAATTGAACGTTTAAAGCAAGAATCTCCAGAATTCAAACTTGCTCAAATGCTGTCTGAACAGTTTGGTAAACCTGTAGAAGATATCATGGTTGACATCGAAGAACAAATGATTCAACAACAAGCGAAGCAACAAAAGCGCCCTGTTGAAGAAATTCGTAGAGAGCGTGAACGTGATAGTGAACTACAGAACCTTCGTGACCAAGTAGCAATGATGCAGTTTAACCAGTGGGAAATTAAAACTAAAGCTGACGGTGCTAAACTCATGAACGAATACAAAGGTATCTTGACACAAGAAGATATCGACTCTGCTACAGATTACATCCTCAACGTTGCAAAGAACGTAGAGTTGCCATTAGAAGATGCCGTATTTGCAGTACATGGCAGAAAGATTGTCGAAGGACTTGCCAAAGGTAAAGTCCAAGACGAATTAGCCAATGCAAGCGGACGTAAGAAGAAAACCCCATTACCGCCTAAGAACGGTAAACAAACGAAGGTTATTACTTTGTCTGCTGACGAACAGGCAATCGCAAGAGCCTTTGGGATGACGGACGAAGAATATAACAAATATAAATCTTAATAAATAGGAGGTTATCAATCATGGCATTTCAATTCGCTTATGACTTAACTGGCGATGGTACTAGTGTAGTAAAGGATTTTCCACTAGATACTGCTGGTAACTATGGTACTGGTGGTGTTAAACGTGGTGACTTAGTATTTCAGAATGCTGGCTTACTTCGTAAAACACTTGCGGCTACTGCTACAGGTACTTCAATCGGAGTTTTAGAAGGACAAGAATTCACAGGATTAGTAGCGCAAGGGCAACCTTATGCGGCTGTTAACTCCTCATTTATCGCTTCATCCATCAATACGACTAAGAATCCTAATGGTGTGGGTAAAGTGCGTAATGGCAAGGCTACTTCTGTATTCAAAGTTCCTGTTAAATCTGGACAAACAGCGGCTAACGCTAACATTGGTGTTGCTTACAACATCTTCGTTGATGCAAACAATGACCAACAAGCTGACTTATCATTAACAACTGTACCACATGTTAAAGTCGTGGATTACACTCCAGACGGAAAATACGTATTCGTTACTATAGTGTAACATACTACAATTAATTAAGGAGGGAAACTACAATGTTACAATCACAAACATTCGGTAGACTGTTAGAACCGGGATTACGTAAGATTTTTCAAGAAACATACAGCGAACTACCTGAACAGTATTCACAAGTATTTAACGTTCAAGACTCCAAGAAAGCCATTGAAACTGACCTACGTATGGGCGGTTTCGGAATGTGGGATAAGAAAGATTCTGCTGGTTCTGTTCAGTACGAAGACCCAACAGACACTTTACCATTGCAATACGTTCATGAAGAATTCTCTAAGGGATTCACAGTGGAACGTAAGTTCATCGATGATGAACAATATGGTACTATTCAAAAGTGGACAAAGTCCCTTGCCCGTGGAGCACGTGCTACCATCGAAACTAATGCGGCTTCCATTTTTAATAATGCATTCTCTGTTAACGGATTCGATGGTCAACCATTAATTTCAACTTCTCATAAGCGCCTTGATGGTGGTACAATGTCTAACCAATTAGCGGCTACTGATGGGGCTGGTGCGGCTAATGGTGCGTTATCTGACCGTAACTTGAAAGCGGCTCTTATCCAAACTCGCCGCCAAGTGGATGATAAAGGTATCTTAATTCAAGTTCAACCAAAGTTACTTGTTGTTCCACCTAGTTTACAATTCGTTGCTCAAACTATTACGCAATCTCAAGCTATTTCAGCACAAGGTACTGGGTCAACTTATAACTCTGATAAGAATACATTACCTAACTTGCGTGTAGTTGTAATGGATTACTTCACTTCAAATACTGCTTGGTTCTTAATTGACCCAACTGTTGCTGAATTGAACTTCTTCTGGAGACGTAGACTTGAGTTTAGTAATACAGAAGACTTTGATACAATGCAGGCAAAATATCGTGGTTACATGCGTTTCTCTGCTGGTTACTCTGATTACCGTGGAGTATTTGGTTCCACTGGTGCTGGTGCGGCATAATAAACACTCTAAGGGTGGGCAATCGCCCATCCTTTTTTATATGAAAATAGGAGGTTATAATCATGGCATTCAATACATCGTTATCTATTGCTCAAGTAATCAATGCGGCAATTCGTGACACAAACCCTGCGGCTAGTATTCCTTATTTACTAGACCAAATGTCTCAAACTACAGCAATTATTCAAAATACTACAGACCAGAACGTAACTATTACCACACAATGGTCACCAGATGGTGTAACATATAGTGTAGTAGGAACATCGGCAGTTATAAATGCTGGGGCATCCCTAGTTACGAGTCAATTTGATTCAACTTTAACTGGATTAAAAGTGATAGCTGGGTATATTAAAATCGTTGCTACGGCTGGTGTAGCACCAACCACTGGAAACGTAATGGCAACACTTCAAGGAATGAACTGTTAATAAGCTACCTATTTTTAGGTAGCTTTTTTAGGAAGGAGAGGGCAAAATGAACGTTACATTAAAAAGAAGTGATGACGGCTATACATTTAATTACACTGTAGTTGAAGATGATGGTACAATTGTAAACTTAATTGGTGCTACTGCAAAATTTAGAATGGGTAATCGAAATAAAATAATCTTTACTAATCCAGCAACCGTCATAGATGCCGTTAATGGTATAGTGTCGTACACATTTGCTGGAGCAGATACTATTTATGATGGTGGATTTGTTGGTGAATTCGAAATTACTTTTTCAAATGGTGCAGTCCTTAGTTATCCACGTACTGGTTATCTATCTGTTATTATTCAAGCAAATGTTGATATGGATTTACCGAATATCACCCTAGATGATATTGCTGAAAAACAAGGTGATTTTCAAAGTAAACTAGACAGCATTCTCCAACAAGCTGGTAATATCACCGTATCAGCGGTTAATGATTATACATGGACGGCAACTAATGGGCAATTAACATATGTAATGCCATCTAATGCAAATTATAATCCGAATACAAATTGGTTCGATGTATTTGTAGGTGGTGCAAGAATTGATTCATCCCTAGTTGACCGCACTATCTCAAATCAATTCACATTAAGACTTGACCCATCTATCATTCAAGATGGAATGTCCGTGTATGCGAGATGGACAGAACCTGTTATACCAATCACAAATGGTCATCACGGTACCCATGAACTAGGAGGGCAAGACGTAATTGATGTAACTAAACTATTAAACTACAATGAAATGATTTCGTCCCCCTTGGCGGATATTGCGTACAACGTAAAAAATAAAGGAGCCAAGTGTGATTTTGTCACAGATGATACATCATCTTTACAAAGTGCCATTGACTTTGTAAGTGGATTAGGTGGAGGGAAAGTTATCATTCCAGCTAATATTTATTGTGCTGGTACGATTATATTAAAAAACGGTGTTTATCTTGAAGGAATTGGAAAAATCACTTTCAAAACAGGGGCAACAATTGCTATTACAACACCTACACCTACCTTAGTTCCTCTAACTCAAACAACAGACATATTAAAAGGCGATAAAACGAACAACATTACTAATACCTTGAATGTTGGAGATTTCATCACCTATCGTTCTAGTGCAAGATTCACAGAGGATTGGGATAATGGAACAGCCATTCGTTCTTATTATACAAAAGGAGAAATTCATAAAATAGTATCAGTAACGACTTCACAAGTTACATTTGCAGAGCCTTCATCCTTTGATTTACCTGTTTCCTTGTCTACCCAAGTGGAAGCCTTCACACCTACAAAGAATGTGGGAATTAAAAATATTTGGGTTACTCGAACATATGATGATACTACCACTTCTGACGCTATTTTAATTCAATATTGCGATGGAGCAGAAATTGAAAATGTCTATACGGAAAATTCTAACCGTTACGGAATTGGACTTTCAAAATCTCGTAATATTTCGATTCACAATTGGTCTGGAAAAGGCGGAAGCCATGCATTGGGTTTAAATTATGGAATTGCGAATGTAGATGGGTGCAAGCATGTAAAAGTGAATAAAGTCAGTGGTCAACATTTTCGTCATGTTGTCACAACAGGAACAAGTGGTTATGCCGTTTCGATTGGAGCAGTCGTGGACACTATTTTTGCAAGCGATAATGACTCAAACAACCCATCATTAGATTGTCATGGGTGTTCCATGAATATCACCTATAGAAATGCATGGGTGGATAATGGTTTGGATATAAGTGGAAGTGGTCATAATGTCGAAAATGTTCATTCTTTAAAAGGGACATTTATGTTATCAGAGGGTGGTAAAAATACAACCTTCCGTAACATTAGAATTATCAAAGGTTCAAGATTCCAACTTGCTAAAAGTTCGAAAAACATCCGTTTTGAAGATATTGAAATCCATTTGACAGGGGCAGGGAAATACACATATCATGCTTCTCCTGACTTACAATACGGAGATTCATTATTTTATAAGAATGTTAAGATTGTGAATGACGATGCACTGACTGGAATGACCGCTGCTCAATTAGATTCAACAGTAAATAGTAACTGTTTATATGGATTTTCTGTATGGTCTCCTAACTCAACGCTAGAAAATGTATGGATTGAAGGTTTCCCGATTGCCATACAATTAGGTGCGGAAAATATTAAAGTAAAAGGATTACATGTTCGAAATTGCGGATGGAAAGGTTCAATTGTGGCGTTTCCGATTGTAGTTGGGATTTATTTAGATTCAGTGAATCTTTCGATTGATAATGTTACGTATGGCTGGTATTTAACGGCTTTACCTTCTGGTAGCGGTTATCGTTTTATGCAAGCTGACGGAAGTTATATTCGCACTCCTGCACCTTCCACATGTAAGGGGATTACAATTAGGAATTTTCGTTATACATCGAACCACCAAAAGAACTTTTATTCAAATGATATCGTGTTTACTTCGGCTTACACAAACTTTTTAATTGACGCGTTTGAAGTACCAAGTGCTGTTTCTATCGCAACAGGAACAGGTGGAGTAACAACTAACCAATGGAATGGATAATTCGCACTTGGAGAAAAGTATGACTTAATTACATTCCCTAGTTCAAAATAGAAAGGACTGATAACATGTCAATAAATTATGGAACAGATGCTAGAATGGTATTTGATACGGATAATGAATCCGTATCTCAAAAGTTAAATGACCAGAAACTACGCTTAGATACAAATCAAGTACCGATAACACAATTCGGTGCAAGCACATTATTGACTGATAATATATCAGCTATTCAACAAACCATTAACTATGTGAATTCATTAGGTGGTGGCACTGTTTTAATTCCTAACGGAACATTTTACGTAAAACCAAAAACAGGTAATGCCAACAACATTATTTTAAAATCGAATGTCACTATTAAAGGTGTTTCTCGCAATACTTCCATTATTAAAATACATGGAACCACTGGTGATTGGGGAGAATTATTTTCTTATCCAACACCAGCGGCAGTTATGTATAATATTAGTTTTAAAGATTTAACATTCGATTGTAACATCGCCAACGTTGTTGGAACTCCAACTATGTGGGATAAGCATAGAATGTGGATTAACGGTGGATATACGTACAACTATTTAATTCAAAATGTTCACTTCATTTGCAATGGTGTTTGGGCAATGCACGGTAACGTAATGAATAGTCGCTTTATTAATAATGAAGTAGAGTACAATACTACGGGTGTTCCAAATGCTTGGTGGGATGTTTCCGCTGTTTGGTGGGGTGGTAAAAACAATGATATTAGCAATAACGTTATTTGGTCATCTGGGAACTGCGGATTTGTTCCAGAAACAGGAATAGAGTTCCAAGGTCATAACTTCCATGTCCACGACAACAAAGTTTTAGGTTATGTAAACGGTATTCTTCCTACACCTTACACAGATACAACTAGTGGTGTAATTACATTAGATGCTGGTGGTAGAGGGATTAAAGTTTACAACAACACCATTGAAGCGGCAAGTAAAGGTGTATTCATATGGTCAATGAACACCACTGGATACTTGGAAGATTTGAGTGTCTATAACAATACAATTATCATTACTGATGATGTACAAGGCTCACCAGACCCACGGGCAGGAATAACATTCAAATTAACCACTCCTACATGGGTAATGAGCACACCAATTAAAAATGTTCGTATTTATGATAACTATATTGAGTATAAGACAAGAACAGTATCAACAAGTTTATACTCTGGTGATGCTGGAATTAAATATTATGGAAATGTAAATTTGACGAATATTGTAATTCGCAATAATAACATTAACAATTGTGGAGGAACAGGTGTTGCACTTCATATGGATACAGGTTCTAGCAATTGGATTCATCAAGCGTTCATTAATGCAAATATATTCAAAGACACATTCCAGCCTATTTGGTTGAATCGAAACTTGTCAGAGGTTATTTGTGCTAATAATATCTTTACACAATTTAATACGTATGGTTCTGGTAATGATATGACTACATGTATTAAAAAAGCTACAACTTCTTATCCAAGTAATATTAACTATTCTATTACTGGAAGTGTTATTATGGCTTTAAATGGAACCGTAACAGAAGTTACCACTGTTTAATATACACCCTAGTTTAAATAAGGAGGTTTTAATATGAAAATGTCAGAAATCATCACAAAGGTGAAATCACTTGCTGAAAATGACCAAAGTATTGTGAATACTGATATTACAAACTGGGTAGATGATGCTATTAATCGTATCAATCAAGCCATGCAATGCAACATTCCTACAACGGGTGGTAACACTACCACCCTAGTTCCAGCATTTGATGTACGGTTTCATGAAGCATTGGTGCAATTCAGTGTGGGTAGATACCGTGAAAGTGATTCAGACTATAACGGTGCTATGTACTGGATGAACAAATTTGAAACTATGCTCAATCAGATGCAGAGGGATATGCAATTAAACCCATCTACACGGGTGGATTACAACGTACAACAAATTACTGGTATTGCATATACACAAGTTTATTCTTTAAGTATTCCATATGGTTCATATTTTGATATAATCAATGTATACGTAAATGATATACTAAAAGATGGTTCAAATGATTACACAGTAAGTGTTGACAACAAGAATATCACATTCATCAATGTAACAATTGCGGCAAATGATAAAATTACAATCATATTTGAAAACAATTCGGATTTAAATAATCCCCCATATGAATGGTGGGGGCAATCGGGATGGTGAATTAAATGGCTCAACAACCGTATTTTGTCAATAGTACAGACAAAGTTATGGAAGTATTTAACTCCTTGGGTGGCGGCATGGTCACCCAAGAACATGCTTCAAAAATGAGGGATGATGAACTCAAGCTGATAGAAAATGGTGATATTTTAGCTGGGGGAGTGGTGAGCAATCGTGGTGGTTATAAGAAAACAAATGACCCAAGTAGTGCAATCAGTGGTACAACTCAAGGGGTGTTCTGGTACGATGACAATGCAAGTGGTCAGACCATTGTTGCTATCAACGGAAAACTCTATAAAGCAATCGGTAATACCTATACAAATCTTCCAATAACAAACTTAGCGTCTGGATTCCAGACTACAAGATTAATTGAAGCGGTACAATATAGAAGTCTAATGTACTTTGCAACTGGTTCTGGTCTTGTGCAATATGATGGTACAACTGCTTCCCTAGTTTCAGCATACACACCTACGGGTTTAGAAGCATTGTATGTGGGTTTGAATGGTTTAGCAATAGACCCTGAATCCTATATTCAAGACAATACTTCTGGCTCAGCTAACAAAATACTTGGATTCAAATGCGCGGCTCGTTATGGGTTAGTAAATGAATATACTGATATTACAGCATACGTAGAAAAGATATCTACAGATACACTTGAATATAGGTGGTCATCTAAATATACTACTGAATCTAAATACTATGTATGGCAAGATTGGAGCACAAACAAAGTATATCATCACAAATACGCTAAGAAGACGGATTACAGTGTCAAATGTGAAATTCGTAAACAGGGTACAACTACTGTTCTGGATGAATACATTTTACCAAAATTTAGAATATTATCAGCACCCGACCCAAACCCAGCACCTACAATTAATTTCGCTGATATTTCTACATGTAATCGGATTATGTTGCACTACAATAGATTGGTAATGTATGGTGATACAAATAATCCAGACCATTTATATGTAAGTCATTTAAACAATTTTGCATACTTTCCACGTAATAATATCCTACGGGTATTTGATTCAACTAGAGGTAAATTAAGAGCATGTGTGCCGTACAAGAATTTCATGTTGTGTTTTACAGACAATTCAATCCAAATGCTATCTGGGGACAGTCCTCCAAACTTCGCCCTTTCCCCAGTTCATACTACGATTGGTACGAATAAACCATACTCTGTATCGGTCATGAAAAACTATGTGGCATTTGTTGCTAGGGACAACTCGGTTTATATCGTAAAATCCGTCCAGTTTTCGACCACAGACAAGCTAAATGTAGACAGGATAGACTTATCTATTCAAGACGATATAAAGGCTAAAATAGCCGCTTCTGGGTCTGTGATAACGTGTGTTTATAATGACCAATTGTATATCTATATCCAGAATTCTACAGATTGTTATTTTTATAGATATTACTATGAGATGAATGTGTGGGTGCGTGATTATGTCAACTATCAATATAGTAATGTGAAAGTTATAAATAATGTATTATGGATGACATCATTGACAAATGGTCGTATTTTTCAATTAACCAATGATTACTACTATGATGACAATGCATCACTTCCCAACCGATTCACCCTAGTTCTCACATCAAAAGATTATGATTACGGAATGCCTTATCATAAAAAGAAACTGAAACAATTTCAATTACTTTGTCAAATGAACAGTTTAACAACTATCAATGTAAGTTTGTATATGGATGATGCACCAGTTAGCCAACCAATATCGGGTGACCCTGCTCAAAATGGTCGAGATTCACAGAAAATGAATGTAACCATAAGTGGTCGATTCAGGTACATCAAAGCTGATTTACGAATTCAAATAATGGAAAATGTTAAACTATTAGGATTCGGATTCGTATTCAAATATGGTCAACCTAGATAGGAGGGGTTATAATGTCTGATATACTGAAAGATTCCTATGATTATACAGAAGATGATACATCATATGAAGAATCAGATGCACTAGCGGAAGATTTATCTACTAGTGCATCTCAAGATGATTTAAATGGTCAAGCTGTCATTAAGAATACAGATTACAATGGAGTACAATTTGATGATGATAGCGGAATACTTGTTACATCATCTGGATTCACCTCTTTATTTAACGCAACAGATGGTATTTTAATTACTCGCTTATCTGATGATGCACTAATGTTTTCGGTTGACTCTACTACTGGTGATGTAACTTTTGCTGGTATATTGAATGGTGCTGGTGGTTCATTTTCAGGGGATGTCGACCTTTATTTGAGTGATGTTTTAGCGGCTAAATTGGCAAACGGAAGTTTAACTTTTTACGACCAAAACAACGGAAATAAAATTGGAGCATTTGCCCAGACATATTGGACTGCACAGCAACTTGAAAAAGGTATATCTTTAAATATTGAGGATAGCGGTTATATATCTTTTGGTTATTATAATACTCCAACAGCGGATTACAGACCGATTTTAGTTTTAAATCCATACACAGCATTACCAAACGCACCAAATGGAGCAACATTCAGTCTTCCTATTAATGGGTCTTCGATATCATTATCCAATCAACCGTTTGTAGAATCTAATAAATCGGTTGCAGCTAACATACAACCGAGTACATGGACTAAAATACAAAACACAGCAAACACCAATAGAGGTGGAGGTACTTGGTCAAACGGTGATTACACTGTTCCTAGCGATGGTGTTTATCAATGTACTTTAGCCGCCTATATTAGTAACTTAACGGCAGGAGCTTCCCTACGTACAGGTGTTTATGTTAATGGTGTTTTCGGTGACCAAAACGGTCTATCACAAAAACAAGCCTACGGTGCTGGTGATGGGATAGTCAATGGTTCCGTAATCATTAATTGTGTGGCAGGAGATGTTCTTTCCTTTTGGATTTATCAAGGAACAGCATCAGTTCAGAGTTTAGTTTATGCACATATGAAAATAACAAAATTATCATAATGGAGGTGATTGAATGAATATGGAGAAAGTAATTCTAAAAATTTATCCAGATATAGTTCCAAATGTAGATTTTTTTGTTATAGATGAAGGAAATGGTGCAGAAATTCGCCAATGGACATATACTCAACCGATACCAACAGATGAACAGCTAGAAACTGCATGGTTGATACAGATGAAAGAGGAAAAAATGAAGGAATTAAATAGTGCCTATTCTAATGAATTGATGAATGGGTTTACGACAAATGCTACTGGTTCACCAATTCAATTTAAATATGGGGAGATTGACCAATTAAATTTTACTAAGCGTACAAATGCCGTAGCATTAGGAACATCTGACCCTTCATTTCCATTTGGCACAGTAGATGGTGTTTTTACTTTCACAACCGACCAATGGAAATTGATTGCAAAAGATGCAGAAAATCACGAGATGACTGTTTATAATAAGTTAGTAGAAAAACGTAATGAAGTGGATGCGGCTCAATCACCTTCTGACGTGGATTTGATTGTATGGTAAAACGATATATTTTTAACATCCTAGTTTCCATTGACCAATTTTTTAATACACTATTTGGTGGTGACCCAGACGAGACAATATCCTCTCGGGCAGGTAAACATTTAGCCAAACACGACTGCCCATTCTGTAACTTATTGTGTAGGTTCTTAAACATATTCCAGAAGAATCATTGTATTAAATCTATCGAAAAGGATGAAGGACAAGAGGAAACTAAGTAGTTTCCTCTTTTTTCTTAATGTAGTAGTGTGATATAATCATTGTAGTATATTATGTAAGGGAGGTCATTAACGTGCAATTATCGGCTGATAGCGGCAAAGGTAAATCTAAAAAAAGTAACAAAAAATCTATTTTTAGTGTAATCGGTAAACCTAAAACAGGATATAAATCTCATAATAAACCAAATACCAATCCATTACACGTAATAGGGAAAGCGTTAAATCATAAAGTAAGTTATGGCACATCAAGACCAAAAAAGAAAACATATTCCCATCATGACCAAAGTAATGTGATGACTGACAATAAACGTTATAATAACACGCATTCATCACATAAGGGAGCACCTACGAAGCATACCACTTCCCATAGTTCCCATAGTTCCCATAGTTCCCATGGTGCAACAACTCACAATACAACTACACACAAGTCAACAAGTAAGGCAAGTGCTTACCATAGTGCGGTAAAACATGCGGCTACACATGGTTCGGCTCCGACTACAAATCATGCGGCTCCAAAAAGCAAGTCTGGGGCATCCCATAGTTCCCATAGTTCACATTCAAATAACAAGCCTGTAGCAACTAAAAAGCCTGTGATGAATTCTAAACCACCTAAATCAACTGGTGTTAAATATACAAAACCAGTTATGCCTAAGATTGGTTCTAAGGATAGAGCGTGGTATGATGCATACGGCAAAAGTATACAATCTGGTACTGCCAACACCACACAGTATCAACACTATATGAATCTACAAAAAAAATATGGCTTAGATGCTTATCAAACGAGTAATGATGTACTACACAATATGTCATTAAAAGCATTAGGTGGGGATGCAAAAGCACAGGCATATATGAAAGCTATGCACATCACTGCTCAAGATGCGAAACATGGTCTATGGAAAGGGTTTGACCCTAACGCAAATAAGAATAGCCAACTGGGACACCGTTATCGTGTCGATAATCCGAATACTGCTTACACCAAGAACTATGACAACGGACGATACAATGCGTACAATGACATGATTATCAATAACAAGCAGATTACAGATGACCAAATGAAAAACTACAATCGTATCGTAAGTAAGTACCACTTACAAGATATGACTGACCCATACAATCAGCAAGTATACAAAAACAATCAAGACCGTAATCAGCAACTACAAGCACAAGATATTGCAACTAATCAGTCATTAGCGGTATCTGATGCACAAAACTTCCAAGCTATGCAACAGCAACAACAAAACATGGCAGACAGAGGTATTACAGATTCTGGTATTGCGGCTGGTGCGTATCAACAATCTATTGCACAGAATAATCAGAACTTATCTAAGGCATATGCTGATGCGGCGGCTAATAAGGCTCAAATCAACCAACAGTATGATAATCTGAACTATGGTGTGAAACAAGACCAAACCCAATATCAACAAGCGCAACAAGCGGCGGCGGCAAAGCAACAAATGGACATAATTAACGCACAGACAAATCAAGACAAATATATGACCGCTTCAACTGGTTATGTTTATGTAGGTGGTAAACCATTACAAATGAATGGTAAACCAATTCGTTCAGTAGATTACCAAAAGCTAAGTGAGACACAACGTCATAACATTGCTATGGAAAATAACGATTCTACTAGAAATAACATCACAGCAACTAAAAATGCCCAAGAATACGATGTTAGCACCAAGAAGATTGCGGCTGACTTACAGAAGTCAATATCTAAAAACAAATTAGATTATGCTAAGTTAGACTTCAACTATGCTAAGTTAGAATCTCAAAACTCATACAACCAAGCTAAACTTAACTCTATTGCTGATTCATCTTCTGACAGGAAGAAAGGTCAACAGCTTACAGCACTTGGTAAGCAATCGTCTGATGTATCTAGACAAATTCAA